ATCTGACTTGTGCATTGATGAACGAGTTAACTACTTATTTTGATGAGTTGGTTTCATGTATGGAAGAACTTAGTCCTCTATCAACACCTACGAATCCGGAGGTTTTAGAGAGACTAACTAAACTCCATCATAACTTCTTAACGAAATACGTACAGCTCAGGAATCCTTTAGCTATCATTAGTGATATGCCTGGTACAGTCGATGGTAAACTAATCGCTTCAAATAGGAAAAGGGGTAGAGTAGGCTTGCTTACCTATCTTAAGGAATTTGATAAGACCGAAATTCTAAAAGGTTTCAAATTTTATACTGATGGTAAGGACTTCGATGATGGAGAAGTCCTGCCATCACTACATATACCAAGTTTAGATGAAAATAAAAAGAAACAGGTATTAAGCAGACTTAGCGAAGGAAAATCTGGTACTCCAATGAGACTTTACAATATGGTACCAACTATAATCATAGCTTTAGGTGATAAAATACAATTACCTTATGTAAATATCTGTTTTGGTTTTCTAAAATGGATGTCGAGTATGTGGGGTGAAAATGGTGATGATGAATGTGATGATCCACCTTATGGAGCTATAAGAGTAACAGTAGATAGCATGTCACCAAAGAAACTATACATGTCAATAAACTTAGCCTATATACTTTCAGACTTTTCTGAGGATGTGATTCCATATTTTGAGAAGAATCACATTAATGTCACGAGGTTAGCTCATGAATTATTGTCAGGAATGTGTCATTCACCAATCGGTTTCACTCTTAAGATAAAGGGAGCAATCGGGTTCGCCTATATGCATACATCAGCTCTCTCGGGTAGGGGTACTAATATATCTATAATTGATACCCCTGAATCCGTAACTTATAACATCTATGACCTTAACGGGGTTTCAGTAAACGAATGTTTCTGGTCCGAACTATATGGCAAAACTCATGCTGAATATGTAAATGAGTTAAGGGAAATGAATCAAATTGAGCTTAGTAAAATAGTTCAGTTAAGTGTTAAAATACCACATGGTGCAATTTCAGTTAGGTCAGCATCCCTAATATCAGGTTTACGTGCGATTAGTGGCTATGTAGGTACTAATCAGAATGTGACGTTTAAAGACATATATTCACATATTAAGGATTCCGAATTATATAAGGATGTTGGATTACCTGAACCATACGCAACTAGAGAAGATGGTTCCTATATAGTGCCTAGTACACCCATACTAAGAGACTTAATGTCCACGGTGTACTACAGATTACATAGCTTAAACGCACGTGATAGGATTCAATCATGGGATGACTTTGTTAAAAACATTCCTAGAGCATTGACGTCTAACTCAGCTGGTATCGGTGCGATAAAAATGACAGGTCGTATTGATGGTGTACCTGTAGAAATTAAGACGACTTCAAAGGCAGTTATATATCCGCTGTCTCCAGATTCTTTTAAACCAAATAAGAGTATGAACCTGGATGAAAATAACGTTGATGAATTCTATATTCCCTTCTCGGAGGAAAATCCAGGTACAATGGCTTCGAGGAGAGTTACTGCTAAACCAACACGTGCGGTGCAGATGCAACCGTTGGCGCCGTACTTATTAGAATACTATTTATACGCGCCTTTATATCGCTTCTATATGAGGAAGAACACCAAAGACTACATGTTTCCAAAATCAACATACATTAATACTGTTGATGGCCCACTGATCGATACAAATTGTATGACACTGGGGACGGAAACGGGTAATCCGTATATAGATCATATTTCCGCAATAACGCTAACGGGGAATGCGGCGTTAAGAAACTCCAATAACAGGAGGCTGTTAATAGCAACGGATTATACAGCCTATGATGAGACAGAGGTATCTAACAACGTACGCAAGCCATTTAGAGATGGTATTCTATTAGGATCAAAACGCGCTGTGCCAGACGGAAAGTATGGCCCTTTCGCTAACATAGACACCATAATGAAAGTGCTGGCTCCGTGCGTACCAGCAGCATATAAAGTGCCAAATGGTGATATCGTATATCTCGACGGTGTCAGATCTGGTGAGTATGCCACTATGATTATAAATAACTCACAGAACGCATCATTATGTGCACATGTTATGGAAACGGTGCAACGTATGGGATTTGGTTCATATGAGGACATTAAAATACAAGGAGATGACGTTAGGGCAACGCTTCTTATGCGGAATTCAGAAGATGAATTGATATTAAGTGACGTTAGCGAAAGAGATAGATTCTTGGCTTCATTGACAGTTGGAGTAGATAAGGTGACCGCTCTCGCCAGAATAATTAAACATTGCGTTAATGAATGTGGTCAGGAAACAAACGAGATAAAAGGTGCAATCATGTTTAACGTCTCTGACTATTTGAAAGTACGAGTTATAGGGGGCAGACTATCACCAAATAAATATGCTCAACTTTTTGGCAGTGAAAATGTTGGGATGTCAGATGGTCCTAAAAGTTTTATGGATGGACAACTACAGAAGGGGGATCTAATCGTATCGAGAGGATCCGATCCAAGGACCGTGTTTAGATACGGATTAATGCTTCATCTGTTACGTTTTTCATACAGAATAGGAATTAAAAATTCTGATCCGGACACTTCCTTCATATACTATCCACCGATATCATCATGGTTTACGCCTGGTACTATGGGTGGAGTTGGCCGGTCACCATTTATGTATCCCTTCCCTGGTGATCCGGCATTAGGTATGTGGTTCAAAGATGATCCTAGTTTATATAAGTACGTATTGGATAGAACTTCGTCTATAAAACTAAATAAAAATAAAGACTACGCAGATATAATTGCGAGTTTGGTTGTAACTTCTGATAGGAGGAGCGATTTCAAAGTTTCAGCTAACATTAGACCTAAAAACATACCTGCGTCTGATCTAATGAGACCATTCAGCAAGGGGATAACTGAGATGTCAGAATCGCTAGACGTTAGTGCTATTAATAAATCCATGAAAAGTATGGAGGCATTAGCGAAGAGGGGGTGTAAACTTATATCGCCAGCGATGCAATATTCAAATATGCCAAGAAGGTCAATGGCTAACGTTATCAAATCGAACGCCGATGTTATGGAGTTCGCATTCGAAAGAACAAAAACGATTGGTATTGACTCATTCAAAGCACAAAAATCGATGGGATTAAGTCAGACCGAGAATTGGCTGAATACGTTTACTAGAGTGATTGAGGAAATAGATGATAAAGAAGTAATCAAAGATGGACCAGTTTGTTTCTTACATCCTAGGATATATGACATTATGTTCAAGTTTGGATGGGGTACGACCTCATCTATATGCACAAAAGCCATAACATCTATCTTGAATTTAATTAAATCAGATCCACTGTTCCCAAGGGATATAACAGATGAAGGTTTGATGAGAATTCTATTCTCCAGCGATGTACAGACGGATCAAAACATAATACCTGACTTACTATTCGCTATAGGATGCAGCGAGGAGACAGTGGCTGAGGTCGTAGCTATGTTCAGTGATTCGACGATGAACAACGTGTTATTGCAATATATAGCCGGATCCTATAGCCTGAATACTCCGATGTTCCTTTTGATGGATAGATCAAAAGCTAACATTGGCAGATATGTACGTCAATTAAGTGCAGATAAAATATCACAAGCGGCTTACGCAGCTATGACATCATACTGGTGTATGTGTAGTTTCAAATTAAATAAAGTATTAAGATTAACCTATGAAAGAGGACAGGACTCAATACAAGCCATGAATGGTATTGCACCAATGACTATAATACCCTTTATTCCCATATTAGAAGCGGATAGACTCAGAAATGAGGACCGTGCGCCTGTGAACGGGCCAATCCGGTGAGAGCACT